CTAGTATTATCAACAAAGCAATCAAAATTGCTCATAAAGATAACTGGAAGGTACACGAAGAAGAATCGGATGAGATCGAAACTATCCTAGGAGTTACTAAAAACTTGCCTCAAGACTAATGAACGATATTGTTTATAACATATTTCAATGGATAAAAGATGATTGGCGATCTAATCGTATACGTTTTACTGTCGAGTTGTTTGCTTGGGTCCTTAGTATTGGTTGTAGTATCGCTATGGCAGCAACCGTCCCTAATCCGCCGTTGCTTATTCTTTATCCTATTTGGATTAGCGGTTGTTCTATGTACGCTTGGGCAGCTTGGACTCGCAGGTCGTTTGGGATGTTAGCAAATTATATGTTGTTAGTTACCATTGATATTGTAGGTCTAGTAAGAATGTTATGATAGCTCAGATACTATTCGAAATACTCTTAAGTTGGATTGGCATGGGTCTAGTAATGTTTATACTTTTAGATATTGGTCTTAACATTGCTATTTTATGTGAAAAAATTTCTGACCTTATAAGTAATTTTGCTAAATATCTCAGAGCAAGGTCTAATCAGCCATAAATGATTATTTTGGTATTTACCAGCCACAAATGGTATAGGAGAATTAATGTACGTAGACGCATACTTTAACCGCGACTCTGATATCATACATATTGTTGAACGCAATGAACATGGTAAAAGAGTTTTCAAAGAATATCCAGTAAAATACACTTTTTATTACCCGGATGCTCGAGGTAAATTTACCAGCATCTATGGGGATCCCCTAAGTAGAATCGTTTGCAAAACTAGCAAAGATTTTCACAAAGAACTAAAAATACATAGTAATCAAACTCTGTACGAAGCAGATATTAACCCTATATTTGTATCTCTAAGCGAGCATTACTTAGGACAAGACGCTCCTAAGCTAAATGCAGCATTTTTCGATATTGAAGTAGACTTCGATCCTGAAAGAGGTTATGCAAGCCCCGACGATGCTTTTATGCCGATTACTGCTATAGCAGTATATCTTCAATGGCTAGAAACTATGGTTTGTTTGGCTATTCCTCCAAAGGGTGTCAGTATGGAAGATGCTAAAAAGCTTGTTGAAGAATTTCCTAACACTCATTTGTTTGATAACGAAGCAGATATGTTAGATACTTTTCTTAATTTAATACAAGATGCAGATATATTAAGTGGCTGGAATAGTGAAGGATTCGATATTCCATATACCGTGAATCGAGTAACTAAAACCCTAAGCAAAGACGACACACGAAGATTTTGTCTATGGAATCTACATCCTAGAAAGAGAGAATATGAACGTTACGGAAAAACAGCACAAACCTATGACTTGGTTGGACGGGTACACCTTGACTACCTCGAACTATACCGCAAATATACTTACGAAGAAAGACATTCCTATAGATTGGATGCCATCGCGGAATATGAACTTGGTGAAAGAAAAGTCCCGTACGAAGGTACGTTAGATCAATTGTATAACAATGACTTCAAAGAATTTATACGATACAATAGACAAGACTGTGCGCTGCTTGATAAGTTAGATAAAAAATTAAAATTCTTAGATTTAAGTAACAAACTGGCTCATGAAAATACTGTACTTCTACAAACAACTATGGGTGCGGTAGCTGTTACAGAGCAAGCTATTATCAATGAAGCACATCGAAGAGGATTTCAAGTTCCTAATAGAACAAAGATGAGTGAACGTGAAGACACTGCTGCTGCCGGTGCATATGTTGCTTATCCTAAAGAAGGATTACAAGATTGGGTAGGAAGTCTGGATATTAACAGTCTATACCCGAGTGCTATTCGTGCGCTTAATATGGGGCCAGAAACTATTGTTGGACAATTACGTCAAACTATGACCGAAGAATACATACAAAATTTAATGGCCAAAGGAAAAAGCTTCGCAGCTAGTTGGGAGGGAAAATTTGGTTCTCTCGAATATGAAGCTGTAATGAATAAAGAAATAGGAACAGAGGTTGTTATTGACTGGGAAGATGATACTCATGACATTTTAAGTGCTGCTGAAGTTTATAAATTAATATTCGAAAGTAATCAGCCATTTATGTTAAGCAGTAATGGTACAATCTTTACATATGAAAAAGAAGGTATTATACCTGGATTATTAAAACGATGGTATGCGGAACGTAAAGAAATGCAGGCAAAACTAAAAGAATGTATTTCTAACGGAAATAAGATCGAAGAAGAGTATTGGGATAAACGACAACTAGTTAAAAAAATTAACTTGAACAGTTTGTATGGTGCTATTCTTAATCCTGGTTGCAGATTCTTTGATAAACGAATTGGACAAAGTACTACACTAGTTGGTAGACAAATTGCCAAACACATGGCCAGTAAAGTAAATGAAATTATAACAGGAGAATATAATCATGTTGGAAAAGCTATTATCTACGGCGATACTGATAGTTGTTATTTTTCTGCTTATAAGACGCTTAAAAAGGATATCGACGCTGGAAAAATTCCGTGGTCAAAAGAAACCATAACGTCATTGTATGATCAAATTGGAGAAGAAGTTAATAAAACTTTTCCTAAATTTATGCAAGATGTATTTCATTGTCCTACTAGTAGAGGAGAAGTTATAAAGGCAGGAAGAGAAATTGTCGGATCTAAAGCATTGTTTATTACAAAAAAACGTTATGCTGTTCTTTATTATGATAAAGAAGGCAAACGAGTAGACGTAGACGGTAAGCCTGGTAAAATTAAGGCCATGGGGTTAGATCTAAAACGCAGCGATACTCCAGAATTTATTCAAGACTTCTTAAGTGATGTGTTAGAAATGGTATTAACTGGATCTTCTGAAAGAGAAGTTTTAGATTTTATTAGTGAATTTAGAATCGCATTTAAGGCTCGCCCTGGCTGGGAGAAAGGTTCTCCCAAACGTGCAAATAATATCACGGAATATCAAAATAAAGAAGAAAGGCAAGGAAAGGCCAATATGCCAGGACATGTTCGTGCTAGCATTAATTGGAACACATTAAAACGTATGTTCGATGACAAATACAGTATGAATATTACAGACGGAGCTAAAGTTATTGTGTGTAAATTAAAAGATAACCCTTTAGAGTATTCTAGTGTAGCATACCCGGTTGATGAATTACGTTTGCCGCAATGGTTTAAAGATTTGCCATTCGATCATGGAGAAATGGAGGCAACTATCATCGATAAAAAATTAGAAAATCTTATTGGTGTTTTAAATTGGAACATCAGAAGTACCGAAGAAAAGAATACATTTAATAGTCTTTTCGAAATGTAAACCTAAATAACCTTATGGAGAATAAAATGAAAGATATTTTAACAGACATTGTAAGTCATACACATACTTTAGGAAATATTCCTTTAGTTAAAATTACTGGAAACGAAGCAGAAACTATTATTGAGTCTATGGCAGAAGATCGTAGCGTAATTATCAATGCTAAAACTAATAGCCCTGTGACTGAATTTACTGGAACATTCGGTATGCCTAACTTAGATAAGCTAAGTTTGCATTTAAGAAATCCTGAATATAAAGAAAATGCTAAAATCGAAGTAATTATAGCAGAAAGAAATGGTGAAGAAATTCCTGTAAGTTTACACTTTGAAAATAGTACAGGAGACTTTGTTAATGATTACAGATTTATGAATCAACAAATTATTAATGAAAAATTAAAAACTGTGAAATTTAAAGGAGCAAGTTGGGATATAGAATTAGAACCTAGTTTAGCTGCTATTACAAGATTAAAATTACAGTCTCAAGTGCATAGTGAAGAACCTGTATTTCAAGTAAAAACTGAAAATGGAAACTTAGTATTCTTCTTTGGAGATGCAAGTACTCATGCAGGAAGTTTTATTTTTGAAGCAGGTGTAACTGGAAAATTGAAACAAGTATGGAGTTGGCCGATTTCTCAAGTGCTAAACATTCTTAGTCTAGACGGAGATAAAGTAATGAAAATTGCAGATGCAGGTGCAATGATGATCACAGTAAACAGCGGTTTAGCCAGTTATGATTACATTTTGCCAGCACATACAAAATGATTGAAACAAAAACACGAACTATAGTGCGAATGATAACATATAGAATCACTGCTTGGTTATTCACTATCTTTTGGACTTGGTTATTTATAGGTGATGTAGCAAAAAGTACAGGGTTTGCTACAGCACTGCATATACTTTTGAGTATCGATTATTACATACACGAACGTATATGGTTAAAAATTAAATGGGGAAGGCAATAATGGGAATGAGAGAAAAAGATCAAGCAGATTTTGATTTAGAAACATTTGTGGATTTATTTGATACAGCAATGAGTTCAGATAATCCGGCAGTACAACGAGCACTAAAAAATTTAGTGTTAATTAGTGCTATGGTTAATGCACAACAAAATCCTGAAGGACTACGTAAAGGTCCATTACGTAGAATAGTAGATGATATTAATAATATTACTAGACGATTAAGTAATTTAGAAAATGCAGGAGCATATAGATCAACTTATGCACCTACAACAATAACATCTCCAGGAACTGCTGTGCCTTCTGGACCATGGACCGGTACTAATCCTCCTGTACATCCTGGGCAAACTCATTGGCCTACTACATTGCCTGGTACTATACCTCCTGGAACTATCATAAGCGGATCTAGCACTTCAGATACATTTAAAGCACAAGCTATGAATCAGATAGATGTACAAGTAGGATCATTGTTAGAAAAATTAGAGGCAAAATGAATACAGATTTAACTGCCACACAAAACGATTATGCATTATTTTTACCTGCTACTAGCGGCTTTTATGCATCGTTCATTGGATATCAGAGACATAGATATCCTTATGTACAACCTAGCAGAATACCACAAAACTTTATTAACGATGTCGAAGGACTTAATTATCTAGATCCTCAAAAAGGATTATTCTATTATAAGTGGTGTTTATATTCTGCTGGTCACGCAAATTTAGATTTAGCTAAAAATGATGATAGAGAATCTATGTTCAGGAATCGTCCAAGAAATGGAGACAGTTGGGTTCTTGGGGACTCTGGAGGATTCCAGATAGGTAAAGGAAAGTGGGAAGCCGACTGGAAAGATCCTAATTGTCCGGCTGCACAGAAAAAACGTAGTCAAGTATTGACTTGGATGGACAGTCTAATGGATTATGGAATGTGTTTAGATATTCCTGCTTGGGTAGCTCGTAGTCCTGAAGGCGCTGCTGCTAGTAAAATTAATTCCTATATGGAAGCAGTTCAAGGCACATATCTAAATAATGACTACTTTATTAAAAATCGAAATGGTAATTGTAAATTTTTAAACGTGTTACAAGGTGAAAATCATTCAGATGCTGAAGATTGGTATCAACGTATGAAACACTATTGCGATCCGAAGGTATTTCCAGATGCACATTTTAACGGTTGGGCTATGGGTGGACAAAATATGTGCGATTTGCATCTCACTTTGAAAAGACTTGTATCTTTAAGATTTGACGGTTTATTAGAAAAAGGTAAACAAGACTGGATGCACTTCTTAGGAACAAGTAAATTGGAATGGGCATTATTACTTACCGATATTCAACGTGCTGTAAGAAAATATCATAATGAAAACTTTACTATTAGTTTTGATTGTGCAAGTCCATTTTTGGCCACTGCTAATGGCCAAATGTACATACAGACAGAAATTGAAGATCGTAAGAAGTGGTTATATAGAATGTTACCTACTTTAGATAATAAACAATACGCAACAGATACAAGATTATTTAGAGATACATTAATTCAAGATGGGATATTCAAGTATGTAGAAAATAGCCCTGTATTAGATGGTGTTAAAACTAACGAAGTTTGTGTTTACGCTCCTGGTAACCTAAATAGGATGGGTAAAGAAAATAAAACTAGTTGGGATAGTTTCACTTATGCTATTCTCATGGGGCATAATGTTTGGATGCATCTTAGTTCTGTTCAAGAAGCCAATCGACAATATGATGCGGGTTTATGTCCTGGTATGCTAGTTCAAGAAAAATTTGATAGAATCTTTTTTAAAGACGTAATAGATGCAATTTTTGCAACTAGTGATAGAGGAGTTGCTGATCAAATCGTAGAAGAATTTAGTAAGTTTTGGATGGCAATTCCTGGCACTAGAGGTTACACAGGAAAACGCACTATAAACGCAAATACCAATTTTGCCAAATTCTTTGACGATAATGATAATGATAATGTACAATCTGACGTCGTTGAAGACTTTTCCGAAGATAAACTTGATGAACTTGAAGAAAGTATAAAATGACTTTGCCAGATGAAAGATTTCGAGCTGTGCTTAGAACAAGAGAGCTGTTAGTAAACTTGTGTAACCCACAGCATACTCCCCGAGTTCCTAAAATTATCAGAGATGAAGCAAGATGGTGTCTACGACACTATCCTGATTATTATGATATGAATAAAACATCTCAAACAAGTCCTGATATTTTTCAAGAAAGAATGGAACCAGTAACTAGACTTTTTAAACAGTATGAGGAAAATGTAAAATGATTACAATTAAAGATTTTATGGAATGTGTAGATTATCGTATCACTGAAGGAAGCGACTATCTATGGAACTGTTTTGGTCCGAACGCTCATGCATTAGATTGCTGGAATGGAGATCACGACGGTTTTAGTATCGGTATTGTATTTGATACTAAAACTACTACTGTATATAAATTCGAAGCACACGATTATGATAAAGAAAACAGTTATCGGTGGATACATCCTGAATTTAGAGAAGCACATAATAACGAATCTAAAACCAGAGGTGTAGATGTTAAAGAAGCATATGATCATGTTAACTTTGTAGATATTGATTTAGCTGATGACATCATAGAAAAAGCTACACATATTGTTATGGGTATCGATTATGATGAACGTGTGCAAGTACCATTAGACCTTCCAGACAATTTATTAAATAAACTTTTCAGAATTGCGCACGAACAAGATATTACTCTAAACGAATTAGTAGAAAACATTCTTAGAGAAGAACTTAAAATTCAATGAAAAGTCTTATTATAGGCATGGGTATCGGTCAATTATACAAAAATGTACTGACCAATCTAGGAGCCGAGATTGTAACAGTAGATTCTGATATTAGTAAAAAAGCAGACTTTCCTGATGCTGTATCAGCTATACTAGCTAGAGGCCCTTTTGATACTGCTCACATCTGTACACCAAATTTTACACATTTTCAATTAGCTGTAAAAATTTCCCACGAATGTAAAATTGTGTTTATCGAAAAGCCTGGTGTGGCCACGGCTAGTAATTGGATGACTCTTGTTCACTCCTTTCCTGATACACGTTTTATGATGGTGAAGAATAATATGTGGCGTAGTAACATCAAAGAATTACAAGAATCTGCTCAATCGGCGGACAGGGTCAGACTTAATTGGTTAAATCAAGATCGTGTGCCTAGTCCTGGAAGCTGGTTTACTACAAAAAAACTTGCTTATGGTGGAGTTAGTAGAGATCTAATGCCTCACTTACTGAGCTTGTATATAGCGTTAAACCCTGACTGGTTAACTACTGCTATGAATAATCGTTCTAGTTTGATGAGATACCATTTAAAAGATTTATTAAACACAGAATACGGCACAGTTAATTCAGATGGTACATACGATGTAGACGACTTTGCTCAAATACGATTTAGTAACAAATGGAAATTGACCGCAGACTGGCGCACATTAGATAAAGACAAACGTAACATTGAAATGGATTTCGGCAATAGCACATTTACATATGAATTAGGATTATGCCCAGAAGATGCTTACGAACGTATGATCGACGATGCAATACGTAATCTCGATAATGACAAATTCTGGAGTAAACAAAATACAATAGATTATTGGATTCACGAAAGAATGGAGAACTTTTGAAAGTACGTTTACTTAGAACATACAGTGATGGTAAGTTTGTAGAAGAAGAATGGACTAAACCAGAACCTGCTGATACTGAAATTGAAGTTAAAGCTGTTATGACTGGTGTTTGCCGTAGTGATATAGATATGATGACAGGCAAATTTCCTACATTGCCTGCTCATATGAGTGGTCACGAAGGATTAGGTATTGTTACCAAAGTTGGTGGACAAATACTCAATGTTAAAGAAGGCGATTATGTAGCGACTCGAGGAGAGCCTGCATATGCCGACTATTACAATGTTAGAGCTAGAGAATTTATAGTAGTTCCTAGCGCCGAGCCTAAATATATTTTAGAACCAGTAGCTTGTGGTATTAACATTGTCAAACAAAACAGCACATTACTTCAAAGCAAAATACTACAACTATCTAAATGTTTGATAATTGGTAGTGGCTTTCTTGCCTGGGTTGCTTACAACACACTAAAACTAGATTATTACAAATTTGGTACTATTGAAGTTTGGGGGAATAGCAATCACGAACTGTGGGCAAATGAGAATGTATTAGTACAAGAGCCAAGTTACGAAAAATATGATGTGATTATTGACATTAGAGAACACACAGAAGTGCTGAAACGTAAACTGTTGGCTCCGCAAGGCGTTTGGATTATAGCTGCGGAAAAAGAATCATTCACAACTACATTTAGCGAACTACTTTGGAATGCCAATACTATTGCTATGCCTAGTCCAAGACATAACGGATTTTATAATGCAATGTACGAAGCAGAGCTTTGGGTAAAAACAAATAATTTAAAAGTTGACACATTCTGGACTAAGTGCTATAATCGCAACACTGAATGGCAACAAGCATTCGAAGATGGATTAAACAGACCACAAGGCTACAGTAGAGGATATATTAAATGGGATTAAACACAGAACAAAGGCAAGATGTAACTTATTTCACAGGCTATGAAGTAGAACATACTGTAGCTCACGGTATGTACACATTGTTCGTTGTAGGAACACCGAGTCTAAAAGACATTCTTGCAATAGCAGAAGATTCTCAAAGCTTCGAAGATAAAGATAAACGTATTAAACAAATTTACTTTGGTACTAGTCAAAGTTTTAATCCGGCAACATATGATAACTGGAAAATTTGGGATAACAGGATTATGGGATGCTTGGAGGCAGGATATTGGGTCTGCTTAGACTTCGATGTCAAATATGCTGAAGAAATACACGAAGAAGGGTGGTGCGAACAAGATAGATTTATTCCTATGATTAGTGTAAAATTACCTTACATTAAACTTTACAACTACAACGCAACACTTAAAATTGACGACCGTACTTGGGGTGCTACTAATCCTGGAGTATGGACCCATCAACTACACGATCTAATGCGTAAAACTAAGTATACACATTGGGATCAATATACACAGGACAGCCCAGTATGAAAATTAAACGAATCAAAAAAGATTATACTGGTACTGTATTATCTAAAGATCATAGTATTCGAGGAAAACAATTTGAACAAGTTATGTCTAGAGATGGGTGGAACATTAACCAAGGCCCTGGCGCAGATTTACAACAGATTGGTATAGAAGTTAAAACTAAAGATGTAAATTCTGGTTCTGCCAATAGTGTAGGAACTATAACTGTTCAAGATATTTGTTCTTTATCTTATAAACAAACTCATATTTTTGAAAAACTACAAAAGCAATTTAGAATAACTACTGCCGATGGAATAGTCACGAACCAAGATTTATTCGATTTTACAGATCCATACATACAAGAAAAAATAGAAGAAGCTTACGAAATTGGAAGACAGAAAATAATTAATGGAGATAGGTCTTCATACATAAGAGGATCAGAATACGGTCATTTTGAACAAAGAACAGAAAATTCTTATGTATTTCGAATACCTGTAGGATCTATGAAGAAAATTGAATCAATGAGTAAATCAACCTTTAACGATTTTTTTGAATACAAATGATAATCAAACAAGACATAAGACCAAATAAAATGATTTGGGTTACCTTTCGTAAAGAAGGTATTCATAAATATCCAGCAGCATTAACTGATCCTAACCTAGCAACAGGAGACAAATATGACGTTTCGTTCCTCGGCCATCCTCATCGCCATATCTTTCATTTTCGTGTCTGGATTGGCGTTAATCACAATGACAGAGACATTGAGTTCATCCAGTTTAAAAGATGGCTTGAAGAATTGTATAATGGCGACCAAGCTGTATTGCAATTAGATTATAAAAGTTGCGAAATGATGTCAGATGATTTGTATGACATGATTTCAAAAAAGTATCCAAATAGAGAAGTTTGGATCGAGGTCTCCGAAGATGGAGAAAATGGTAGTTTTATCAAATATTAATTTAATAAACAAGGAAACAAAAATGGCTAAAAATTACAAAGGCTATGCATACTTCGATAACAATCCTAACATCGTTAAAATCTTTGACGACTTAGAAGCATTGCTCGACTTTTGTCGTTTCGAGTTACTGCCTTTTAATCAGGCAGATCTTTATAATAAAGAAAGCGATGTATGGAAGAGATTTCTACAAGCTAACAGGAATTTCAAAGGTCGTAACAATAACTATCGTAAACAAAAAGATCGCTAATGACTATCTATATTGTAGACTTAGAAGCAGTAGAAACACGTTATACTGCTCAATGGAAAGAACATTTACCCCGAACATTACGAAAGGTTCATAAAAATGTTGAAGTTATCTCTGGCCCTGAGGATATTCCTCGTGCCACTACTCCTGGCGCCTTCCTTAATTTTGGTGGCACTAATATCTACAAGTCTTGTCAAATTGAAGAGATTAGCCGATTATTTACTACTGGCAAAATAAAAGCTCACGATCATTTTTTATTTACAGATGCTTGGCATCCAGGTATTATTAATTTAAAATACATGAGTAGCTTACTTAGTATACCTGTTAAAATACACGCACTGTGGCACGCCGGTAGTTATGATCCCCAAGACTTTTTAGGCAGACTTATTGGCAATAAGCCGTGGGTTCGATATGCTGAAAAGTCATTCTTTGATGCTATCGATCATAATTATTTTGCTACAGATTTTCATATTAAGATGTTTGTAGACAATTTATTAATGAATGGTTTAAAGAGTGAAAATCCTTGGTATCAAGAGGATTTCGAAGACTTATTAAACAGTCAAAAAATAATTCGTTCTGGCTGGCCTATGGAGTATTTCCAAGATATTTTTACACAATATCAAGGAATGAAAAAAAGAGATCTGATTCTTTTCCCACACAGACTTGCTCCAGAAAAGCAGGTGAATATTTTTAGAGATTTAAAAGAATTACTACCTCAGTATGAATTTATAATTTGCCAAGAACAAGACTTGACGAAAAATGAATATCATAACTTATTGGGTGAAGCAAAAATTGTGTTTAGTGCTAATCTACAAGAAACACTAGGAATTAGTTGTTACGAAGGTTGTGTTCTTAATGCTATTCCTATGGTGCCAGACAGACTTTCATATACAGAAATGTACTTTAACAATTTCAAATATCCTAGCAACTGGACGGATACGTGGGACCATTATATGGATCATAGGCAGATGTTAGTAAAAACAATAATAGATCACATGAATTTTTACGAAACAAGATTGCCAATGTTGTACAAACAAACGGAGGCTTTACGTGAACAATTCTTCTCAGGAACCAATTTATACAGTAACCTTAGATGAAACAGAATCTTTAAAATCTGATGATATCACTGTAACTTGGGATGTGAATAGCCTCCCAAGTTTGAACACATCGGACATTATAACATTAACAGGTACACCTTATAATTCAGGATCTTATACAATAGGCAATATAGAAACAGTAGATTTAACTGGTATCGATTCTTTTACTACTTTTACTAATTTTTATAAAGACGAGTTTGATGGTAGATTTCCAGATTACGAACGTGTTCAAGAAATGTGTAAAGAATATCCTGGACTGGAAATCGCATACAGAAAATTTAAAGAAGTTTATAAAATGGTTAAAGAAGATTTTGACGGAAAAGAAAGAGAACGTAAAGGATACAAGTAGTATGACAACGTTTACTATACCTGCTACAACTACTGGTCAAATTTATGTAAGCCCTAGTGGGTCTGGTGGCAGTGCAGTATGGTCCAATACAATTCATCCAACTACTCAATTTGGAAACAATAACGGAAAACCTGTTATGGAAATTCCGAATAGTAGTAATCCCAGTATTAAAATTAACGGCAAGATAGAATGGAATGGTGACGATCTGCACGAAAGATTAAAACGAATAGAAACTATGTTGAACATTCCTACAAGAGATGCTATAATGGAGGAGAAGTATTCAAAGCTTAAGAAAATTAATGATGAATACAACAAAGCGTTAGCAGAATATAAAACTTGGGAAACTTTAAAGGACTCAAAATGATTGAACAACTAATAACAGATCAACCGGCTTGGAAGCTTCGTTTAAAAGTTAATGACTGTATGAAACCAGACGGACTTAAACATCTTATGTTTACTGGGGAACAGTATAACGACAAAGGCGAATTAACCAATTCTAGTACATACGATTTCTTTCTAAATCAAGAAGAAGTCTCTAAACTTTGGACAACCTTAGCAAATGGTGTAAGATGAAAAAAATACATGTAACTTGGTCGGATATTCAAGGCAGTGTTATCGAAATTGCTAGGCAATTACAAAAAGATAACTGGCGTCCAGATTACATTGTAGGAATCACACGCGGTGGTGCTGTTCCTGCTGTAATGCTTAGTCAATACCTCGATATTCCTATGCGACCATTACAGGTCAGTTTACGTGACGGTGGCGAGTGTGTGAGCGACTTAGGCATGGCCGAAGATGCTTTTGGATATGTTCCTATGAATGATCGAGGGTATGAGCATTTTGAGATTACTGGATTGCCTGTACGTCACGATCCTACTAATCGAGATCTACGTAAAAAGATTTTGATAGTAGATGACATTAACGATACCGGTGCTACTATTGCCTGGATTAAAAAAGACTGGCCCAGTGGATGCCTTCCAAATAATCATGCTTGGAAAAATATCTTTCATAACAACGTAAGATTTGCCGTGATTCATAATAATCTTGCTAGCAAAGAAGAAGTAGATTATTCAACTATAGAAATTAACAAAGCCGAAGAAGACTGTTGGATTGTCTATCCCTGGGAGGAATTTTGGCGTGGATAATAAAGAACTAGATCGTTTCTGCTGTAATTGGGATATTCAATTACGTCATAGTTCACGCACTATTAGAAAGGCTAAACCACCACAGGTTAGCACTTATCAGGATGCACATGATTTTTATTTTGCTACAGAAGAGTTAGAGTGTTATGATATTCTAATACCTAAAGATAACTTTCATGCCTTAGCCGAAATTGATCAAAGAATGAATGACGTAATTGTTAAATCTCGTGGAGATCAAGATTACATCAATCATATGAAGCGTAAAGAAATGATTGAGATTAAAGCAAGAAATAATAATCCTGCTGTTAAAAAGGCCTGGGATAATTATTCTACATTAATGAATATGGTTTGGAACGAGTATGCTGACAGATATTGAAAAGGCCTTAAATGAAAAAAGAGCACCGTGGACAGAAATTGAATACAGAACTAAAGACTTCTGGGTCTTTAGAGACGCTTACGCAGTTACCCCAGGGCATTTGTTATTTGTGCCTACCGAAGAAAACTGGAACAATCTCTGGGAATGCTACAAAGCAGCCTACAAGTTCGGACACGAAGGTGTTGAAGCTGAAAGGTGGGATGCTTTTAACATCGGCCAAAATGTTGGAGAAGCAGCTGGCCAAACAGTAATGTATCCGCATGTGCATATGATACCTCGACGCAAAGGCGATATGGAAGATCCAAGAGGAGGAGTTAGACATGTCATTCCGGATAAAGGGAATTATAGAAAATGATAGTTTACCTTGCATCGGCTACAAATACTGAGGGCGACAGAGCTATGGAAAGACTCTATTATACTAAAGAACGTGCAGAAGAAGCTGCTCAGGCTATGTGCGAAGAATTAAAAGAAAAAATGAATTGGATCTATTATCCTATGATAGAGGAAATGGAACTTGTCGAATAATGTCTAAAGACATGTCAGATACTTCGTTCAATATTTGGATCGATTGGAAAAAAGATGATATGCCGTGGAATGAGATCTGTGTTAAGGTGTTGGAAGTGTTTGGATTGCCAGGACACCGTTACATTACTGCGTCGTCTACCATGCATTTAATTTTTAGATTTAAAACAGAAAACGATTATCGCTTATGTACAATATTATTAAGTGAATACTTATGATTTATGAAAAAATTGGCATTATTGGGCACGGGTACGTAGGCGAAGCTATAACTCAAAACTTGATAACATCTTTCGAACCTATAATTTTAGATCCTGCTAAAGGTTATACAGCTACTTACAATCAAATTAAAAAAGAATGTTCTAGTGTATTTGTTTGTGTTCCTAGTCCGCAAGGCACCAATGGATATTGCGATACCAGTATAGTAGAAGAAGTTTTAAAAAATCTAGAAGGATATAACGGCACTATTATTAGCAAAGTCACTGCTCCTCCGGATTTTTACGAATTATGGAATAAAAAATTACCTAATTTAGTATATGTTCCTGAATTCTTACGGGCAGAATCTAGTGTTACAGATTTTGGTAATACAGAATGGGTTATTATAGGTGGTTCTGTGGTAGCCTATCAACGTGACACAGCACGTATTTTAAAAGAAATACAACCAGGTATTAAACACGTAGAATATTGTGGTATAGGCGAAGCGGCATTTGTAAAATATTCTATTAATACATTCCTAGCAACTAAAGTTGTTTTTATGAATGAATTAAATCAACTAGCAAACACTCATAATTATGATTGGAAACACCTTGCCTACCTAATAAGAATGGATCGACGTATAGGCGATAGTCATACTCAAGTGCCTGGTCCAGATGGATACTATGGTTTTGGCGGTGCCTGTTTTCCTAAAGATACAGAAGCACTACTAAAATATTCTGAAGACCGTGGCATAAACCTAAATACATTAGGTGCCGCAGTAAAGAAAAATACTCTTTTGCGATTGACAAAACCTAAATAATATAATAAAATAGCAAGAAAGGACAACTTATGGTTTATAACAAAATGTATGTAAGTAACGATGATATTCACGAATCAGGAGTAGACGCAATGGCTGGAAATGGTGGCTACTCAGAAGGCAAAGTAAGCGATCAACTTCGTTTTAAAATGAAGCGAGATGGTAAAAGATTCTGGGCAGGCGACAATATTAGTGAATACATCTACGCAGACTCAACTCGACAACAGTTAATTGACGAAGCTACTGTGGCATTCGAACATGTATTGGATGCACTATTAATTGATCGAGAAACCGATCCTAACAGTCAAGGAACAGCAAGACGACTAGCTAAGATGTATTACAATGAAATTATGGCGGGTAGATACGAACTGGCACCAGATTGCACAGCATTTCCTAATGACAGCACAGATCGGTACGAAGGCATGCTTGTTGTTCGCAGTGAACTTCGTAGTATGTGTAGTCACCATCACCAACCTGTATCTGGTGTTGCTTATATCGGTATTATCGCCGCTAATAAACTTATCGGTCTCAGTAAGTATACTCGTATTGCTCAGTGGTGTGCTCGCCGTGGCACTTTACAAGAAGAATTAGCTAATGACATTGCTAGAGAGATTATGAAGGCGACCGATGCCAAAGATGTAGGTGTTTACATACAAGCCACACATGGCTGCTGTGAAAATCGCGGAATTATGGCACATAGCAGTCTTACACAGACTACAGTATTAAAAGGTGCTTTTAAAGATGATCAAGGAACTAAAAAAGAATTCTTTGACAACATTAAACTACAACAGGACTTTGCTCCTAGATAAGGAAAATCATGGCTAATTGGAAAGTATCGACTTACTACAAAAAATCATGCGAAGAACACGAGCATTATGTTAAAGATGGAAAAACAATTATTCGTAAAACAGGATTCCGTGGTTGTAGTTTTTTTGTAGAAACAAATAATGATAATCCTCCTGAATTCGAATTCACATATGTTCCAGGAGGCGACAAGAATAAAGACAGCATCAATATGTACGATTGCTGTTATAATAATATCGAAAATGTCGAACTTGATACTATGTGGGACGGCTGTTGGGAAGATATAGAGTTTCCAGAAGATATGGACGAGGAACTACAAGAAGCACTAAAAGAACGTTTTGAAGAATCCAGTGTATATGAAGTACTGGAAGACGAAGAAGGATGGAGCCAAAACGAATGTGAGGCGTGGATTTGGGGACCAATTCTTATCGAGGATGAAAACGGTAACAAAGTTAAAATTATTTGTGCTGACGAGAATGGTGATGTAATAGATTTTAAAGAGGAAAATTAAAATGAATGTAAGTGATAAATTAGAAAAAGTTTCGGATAGTTTTACTGTTAACATGTACGATAACGGATTTATGGTAGACGTAAGTGGACGAGATCCAGATGGCGAATATAAAAGTGCTAGAATTCTCTGCCAAAACTTAGAGCAAGTTATTGCTCTAGTAACAGAAATTACTTCCATGGAAAGAGATAGTTAATGAATAAGCATAATGTCGACGATGTAATTTTCAGAATGAAGAATCTCAAAGAATATAAAGTAGTTCGGCCTCTGGCTGACGAGTTTGTTCTCAATGGAAAAATGCCTTACGATATTAAACTTGACAAAGATAATATGTTAACTGTAACATTAATGGCTGTGGACAGAGTTGAAGCGGAACGTCGAGTTGACGAATTTCTAGAAGGAATGAAAGATGATTAAAAAATGGTTTAAGAAAAAATTCAAAGAATGGTCTAAAGAAGCATGGGAAAGTGGAAGAGAAATTGTAGGACAAGATATTGTTGTTGAAAGTAATTCAATGCGTAGTGAGCCCGTTCTTAATTTTACAATTTACAATGCTATTGGTGGCAAAATTGTAGAATTTAGATATCATGATAGACTGAAAGATCGTACTCACACACAAATGTACATCATTGGTAAAGATGATGACTTTGGAGAGCGAATTGCCAAAATAGCTACATTGGAGGTACTAAAACAATGAGTAAAATTAAAATAGCAGAACTATTTTATAGTATACAAGGAGAAGGACGCTTCATGGG